AATAATCTTTGAGCTCTTCAATAATCTCAGCATCAGAGTACCCTGTTACTTTTTTGACCCACTTTAGCGGCTTACTTGACCAACCGCAGTTATGACAATAAAGGTTATCATTTTCGGGTATATAGTAAAAGCGTCGCTTTTTACCTAACGAGCCACCTTCTTTACATATAAAGCAGCCACCTAAATATACGTTATTAAACTTATTATATGTAGGACCGAACGAATATTCATAAAATTTTTGAACTACATACTCTCTAGGTAAATTAATCATTTAAAGAAGTTAAAAAGCTTTTCAAAAAGAACGTTTCATACCAATGATCTTTACGTTTAAGTATAGAAACCATATTATACTTTTCAACTAACTCTATAAAGTGGTTGTAATCACCGGATTCACCATTAGCTAATTGATTTTTATAGTAAGTTTTTTCATTAAGAAAATCTTCATAGAGATCTAATCTAAATAAGTCGCGATTAGAGAAATATTTTTCTTCTTGTTCGGTTGTAAGTTTAATTTCTCCATCAAGAAACTTTTTAACTTTAACTTTACCAAAGCCGGGTATACCTGATATATTATCAGACTTATCACCAGTTAAACATTTAGCAGTAAACCAATCAGATATATCTTTAAATCCTGTATTTTCTTCAAAATTATCTAATTCAAAATATTTTTTTCTAATAGGATCGAATAACAATGTATCTTTATTAATAAGTTGAAGAAAATCTCTATCTACAGATACGATAATCTTTTTACCGGGAGTTTCTTTACAAATATAAGCAATAATATCATCAGCTTCTAGTTCTCTAGGAAATATAGATGGTATACCTAAAGTTTTGCATAGAAGTTTAATATCTTCGTTGTTTTGATGAGGTGTACTATCACTAGTTCTATTACCTTTATACTCAGATGATAGTTCTTTTCTTTTATTTTTTTGGTAGTCTATCTTTTCATCCCAGACTATTAAAGTTTTTTCAGGTAGAAACTTTTTAACATAAGAATATATAGCATTAATTGTAAAAAATATATGAAGACCTTTAACTTCTACATTTTCGTATCGCTTTTTCTGTAAATTAGCAGTATGAAAAGTACGGTGAATAAGATTATTACCATCAATTATTAGAGTTTTCATTTTTTTCGTATTGAGCTTTACTAACCTTAAAGATAGACTTAGGTATAGTTTCTACATATTCTATTATACCAGAGTTCCTTCCGGAATCAAAGGATTCTAACGGTATTTTAACGTTTTTTACTTCAGGAATACTTAAACATTCTATAAAATCTTTAGATTCACTAATAATTATAAACATTTGACCGGCATAATCACCAGTTTTACATGCATACACGTCTCTTTTTAGAACTTTTTTACGAAACATTACATTTTTCCTACTTCAGAAGAAAAATATTTAAGTAGTATGGAATTTAGAGCTTCATTTTGTTGTGGAGATCTAGCTGCTTTAATTTGAACCGGGTTGCCCTCTATATCATATGCCAGTAATATAAAACTGTCTAGGTATTCTTGTAAAATAGCTACAACCCTATCAGCTAAATCTCTTTGCCCTTTGATCTTCTTTCTAGTCCCTACGTTAAGCTTAAGAGCCTCTTCAATAAGCTCTCTTAACTCTTTATCACGTGGGTCTTCTTCATCCATAACATTATTTATTAATATCTACCTTTTCTTCTCGTTGTTTAACACCGTTTTCGAGTAGTTTTCTTACTACAACCTCAATAGAAAATGTTTTTAAGCTAAATCCCGGTCTAAAATCCCTATTACCGTCGTCAAATGAAAATAAATACTCTCCTTTGAACGGAGTATTCTCAAAACAGGTAATAAAAACTGATTTTCCTCCGGGGTCTACTAAAACTGTCCATTTTCTAGGGTCTTGTTCATCATAACCATTGTAAATTTTCCAAGTTTCAAAGCCTGAGTCTTTAAGACGTTTAATAAAATAACTAGCTGTCTGTAGTTTATTTTTTGTTTGTTTATTCATTGCGTTAAGGAAGATATAATATACTTTAATTTAATATTGTTTAGTGAATTATCAAATACTACAACACCAAATTGAGTATTAATCTTAACAGCAAAATTATTACTTATATTAGTAAGAAGTCTTATATTATCAAAGTTTACAGGAGTAGGCTTTAAATCAAACTTAGCTGGCTGCAATGTTAAAGTAAAGTTATCAGTATTATGCCTTGCTCTATCTGTAAGTTCAGCCATTAATTGACCATCTTCAGTATAAAAATATATTTTATTAGTCTCAGACGCAAAAGTACTACCTTTAAAAATCTGATTTAAGAGAGTTTTATCTAAACTAAACTTTATATCAAACTCAAAAGAATTAATTTTATCTAAATTAAGATTAGGCTTAGTTAGGAATCCTTCTTCGAACAAGTGATACTTAAATTTAATACCGTTTCCTTTATATTCTAAATTATTAGAGTTAACTTTAAACTCAATATCACTACTAGGAATAGTATCTATAACTCTAGATAGTTTTTTAAGATCTGGGATATTAATACTATCTTCAAAATCAGATTTAGAGTTAAATTCGGAATATAAAATAAGAGTATTATCGGGACTTGCTACTAAACTTTCTATTTTATCCTTTTTAATAGTTAGAATAGCACTTTCATTTATCTTTGATAAAGAGTCTAAGTATTTTAGAAATTCATCCCGGTTTTTTATCTGAAGGCTTCTTTCTTCTTCCATTCTTTTCTAAGAGTAATATAATTTCTTTTAATAGCAACCCGTTACTCTTGATAGCATCAATAAGCATATCAATTTTTTCAGGGTCTTTTAAATTGAATTCGAGTTGATTGCCGTTTTGCTCTTCTACAATAGGAACCGGTTCCGCTTCTTGTAATTCTCTAACTGCTTGCTCATAAGAGACAGGCGGTGCTTCTTGTACTGGTTGCGGTTGTAGCTCTTGAGGAGCGGTCGGTGGTGTTTGTACTTGTTGTTGCTGAGTAGGAGCTCTAGCTATACTTTCAAACTGTTGTTTTACTAATTCTGATTGTGGAGTTAAACTATTTGATTGACCAACTATCATTTGATCGTTTTTATGAGATTGACCATAGGTCTGACCCACAAAATTCATAATTAAAGCTTTTTCCTCTTCAGTCATTTTAAAGATCTTTTAAGAGTTCGTCAATATCATCTTCTGTAGTAGTCTCTTCTGTAGTAGTACTAACAGAAGCTGTAGCAGGCTCAGCTACTACATTAGTTACAGATTGCGTATTAACTACCTCGGCAGCATCTTCCTCAGTTCTACAATAGTAATGCTCATTAAGCATAGCTTTTAAGTCATCAGTAGACTTAAGGGTAAAAACCTCATCAAGCTTAAAAACATTATCATAAATATCTTTTTGCTCATCTTCAGATAATTCTAAAGCACCGACAGTAGTAAATCTAGAAGATACATAAGTAGGATAACCGCCTTGATCTTCAACTTTAATTTTTAAACTTGCTCCATCAGGACCTAAATCAAAGATACGAGGACCAAACTCTTCAGCATCCTCACCTTCAATAGCTTCGGTAACAATTTTATGAAGCTGCTTACCATATCTAAGCATTTTTACTTTACCGTTATTATCAGGATTAGTAGGATCGTCAATAACATAAACATTAACAAGCCATTTTTCCAAGCGTTTTACAGCTTGCATCTTTTCCTTCTCTTCTTGATTTCCGGTTCTTAAAACCTTATATCGTTCTTCAGCAATTGGATCTCTTTCCCCAAAGGTTTGAGGACTGAGAGCTTGAACATACTGACCAGTCGCAAATGACGTCCATCCATGATTATAATAATGGAAGAAGGTTTTAGCGGGATCGGGACCATAAGGCAAGAGCCTTACCGTATATGTATTACCGGGACGGCAAGACATGATTTCGTTATAACTAGTATTACTTTTTTGTGTATCGCTTACAAGAGCGTCTTTTATTGATTGAAACATTGATGAATTAAATGCACTCATATATCTTTATAATAACTACGAAAATTTATTATTCAACTGTTCTTCTATTATTTTAATTCCTTTTCTAGCTTTCTCTTTTAAGATTTTTGAAGTAATAAATTTTACACGTGTTCCGTTATAGAGGGTTGGGAAATCCTTTATTATCCAATTGATAATTTCCTTATCTTGCTCTTCAATAAGTTTTTCTATATTAAGAGAATGTAGAGTATAAAAATTTATTTTATGATCTTTAAGATGTTTGAAGATTTTAGGAACTGATCCTTCGGTATTAGTTGATGACTTATATTGCTCTAAAGTTATTTTATGTTCACAACAATAATCAAAAATAAATTTTAAGCAATCCTTTAACGTGTCGATACTATCCTCACTATCGGGATTTTGTAATTCTTTTTCTTTACAATATAAAGAATAACATTTTAAAGCTTTTCTAGTATTAAAGAACTGTAAATCGAAATAGTTATCTACTCCATATACTTTGTACGGTGATATAAAATAATCGTTATAGTTTATATGATTATACTTAGATAAAAAAATAGATAGTTTTTTTAATGCTACTTCTGATCTACTATCAAGCTTATCAAAATTTTGTCTAAATTTTACTGGCTTATTTTTTACTGATCGAGAAGCATACAAATAACTATTGTAAATTAGCTTCTCTTTTTCAGTAATCATAGTTTTAAATTTTTATTATTATTAAGGAATTTTGTAACGTATTTAGACTTAGTAATTAAGGGGTCAAAATCTATAAACATTTTAACCATTTCATAATTAGTATCAACTGTTAAAAGGTCTTTAAATAAATCTCTTAATCTTTTCTCTTTAAGCAAGAGAAGAAATATATTTTGATATGATAGCTTTTTTCCTTTAAGTAGCGAACAAAAAGTACAAAAACATAATAATAAATGTTCAGTTTCTTTACCCTGTATGGTATGAAATGGGCCTGGTTCTCCTCCTGGTTTTAGCATAGTTTAAATTGTTTTGTTAATTCTCCAAATTTTTCTGTTAACTTACCTCCAGCTGCAGCTACTGACCCCCCTCCATCACATAAAGTTTTTGCAAGTATGCTTACATCTATTTTTGATTGTTTAGCCCGTCTAAAAGAAACTACCTTTGCTTTCTTATTTACTACTATGCCTATTTCAGCTTTATGTTTGTTTATAAAATAACGCGCTACTTCATTAATAGCGTAATCAGCAAAAGTAGCTACAACATCATAATCTTTAATTTTACCTTTGTATATTTCAGCCTGGTTAATTTGCTCTTTTAATTTTTTAAAGTGGAGATTTATAGAGTTTTTTTCAAATAAAGTATACTCTCTAAAACCATCATAGAAGGCTTCTATAAACTTTTCAACCTTAGGTCTGTTATAACAATTAAAAATGGCGTTTAGTTTAAGAGGCTCTTTACATTTGAAGTTGAAGCTATCATAACTATCAATATGATCTATTAAAGTCTGTTGAGCTTCAGTCAGATTAAGTTTTTTACTAAATATCTTACTAATTAGTTCTACACATGAAGAACCTGGTATAATAATAGCTTTAGCATTCTTATAATATTCTTTTAAATCATAGTGATCAGCGTGATGGTCTATAACTACTACTTTTTCTTTATCTATGTAAGGTATGATATCTTTAGTCAAAGCAAGATCTAAGATAAAAATTTTATCGAAATGATCGTGAGTATTCTCTCTACTTTTAAAATTAGAAGCTAGAATAGATTCACCTGTTTCGACTACTACAATATCTTTAGCTTGTTTAAAGTACCATTTTAACAATAAAGCAGAACCAGCACCATCTAAATCATTATCCGTATATATTAGGATATTCACTTTGACTATTTAGTTCCTTTTAAGAATTTGCAAGAGCTGCTAAAGCACCTAGCGTTTCACTACTATCGTCTTCTAATTCTATATCATCTGCTTGCTCAATAGTAAGAGTAGAATAGTCGATTCTCATAGCTTGAGTAGTACCTCGAGGACCATAGCGATTTTTCATCATACCTAAACGAATAATACCCAACTCTCTATCTTCCTCATTTTGATATATAGAAGCAATTACATCAGCAGTAGCTGCTAGACCAATCGATTCGGAAATAGTAGCAAGATCTGGATTGTCTTGATCAAACCCAGCTCTATTAAGCTGCGTTGCTGATATAATAGGACATTCAAAGAGATAGCTCATTGCTCTTACTTGCTCTGTTACATGCTTTATTCTTTCATATGAATTATTACCTATAGAAGAATGCATTAAGTTAAGATAATCTAACACTATAGCATCAAGTTTTATACCCTTTTCAGAGAACTTCTTTACAAATGCTTTAAGTTGATTAGCTGTTATAGTTGAAGGGGGAAACTCTTTAATAAAAATCTTTCCGGGTTCTTCTTCTACTGCTTGCTTAAGTAGAGCAGTATTAGTATTCATTTCTCTAATAGGTATCTTAGATATATTAGTACATATACGCCGCGCATAAAGTAACTCCGACATTTCTAGAGTTACTAATAAAACATTTTTACCCTGACCTGCAATATTACGAGCGATATTACCTAAAAATATAGACTTACCAATATTAGTTTCACCAGCAAATACATATAAAGATTTACCAGCTTCTAAAAACCCACCATCAAGATTACTATCTAACCACTCCCAGTTACTAGGAATATGTCTTTCTACGGAATTTATATCATTAATAACAAGATCTATATTTTCATGAATATCTAATCCAAGATCTGTTACTAAGTTTATATTACAAGATTTTTCAAATTTATCTAAAACTATAGAGGTATCTACTTTACCTTTAGCAACATCTTCAGCTACTTCAAGCATAGTATGATAAACTGCTTTCTCTTTTAAGAACTGCTCGGTATTATCATATAGTTCATCTTTATCTAAATTTTTATCTATATCAGAAAAGGAAGTTACTAGATCCTTGAAAGATTCTTTTTGATCATCAGTAACTAAATAAGACTTTAGCTCAGTTGTAGTAGGTAGTTTATTCCGCTTCTCATTAAAGTCTTTGATAATAGTAAAAACTTCAGCTATAGCTTTATTCTTAAAATAAGCCGGCTGAACTATATCAGCGATACTTGCAAGATACCCACTATCAGTTAGAGACTTAAAAATTAGAATATTTTCGAAATAATCTAAGTCTAATTTACTCACAACAGTAGTATAGTTACTTTTTCCATTTATTCAAGAACCATTCTTGACCCTCGTTAAACTCATCGGAAAAATTAGTTAATCCTGGTGATTCATGAGTAATGTATATATCGGAAACCCCATTACGAAAGCCAGCTTTATGAGATGCCATAGTATAATCTAAATCATAAAAGTGAAATTTAGAAGGACAGTCCTCGTCAAATCTTACTTTTTTAAATACTTCTCTTTTAATAGCTAGAAATACCCCATCTAATAAAATAGCTCTATGAGGGTAAGGACCAAAACTAGTCATAAATTTTTCTTTACCATGTAAGTGTGCTACAGCTCCGTGAAGTTTATCACTACCTAGACCGCCACCCATTAAGTGCCATAAAGCTGGTTTTTGTAGTTTAACTTCAGCTGTTCCAGCAACACCTAAAACATCATACGTTTTAAAATTATCTAAAATCTTTTCATGCGAAAAGTTTTCTAAAATAACATCATCATGTATTAAAACTATATACTGTATATTTTCCTTTATAGAAAAGTCTATAGCTTTATTGTAAATTGTTTGTAAAGAATCAGTATTATTTTCTTTAAAGAAAATTTCATCTCTATAATCTGAAGTTTGATAAAGTAGAGTATCTTCTTTTTTTTCTTTTGTAGCAGAGAATATAAATAGATCACTCATATAAATAAAAACGGGGATGTATATTTAAAGGAACCAACTTTATTAAACTTACCTGTCTTTCTATTAAGTCTTAAAATAGTACCCTCAGGTACTTCTTTATAGTTATTACCAGGCATAGTTGAAAAACAGCCAACATTATTATAGTGAAGAGCAGACCCTACCCTAGCAAGATATAACTCATTAGTATCGCAATCAACTATTGATAGAGCAAATGAGCCTTCCAAATCTTCTAAAGCCTTTTTAATATATTTTATAGGGTTAGGTTTTTTAGATTCGTCTCTTTCCATATGCTGTTGTATAAGATTGACTATTAAAGCCGAGTCAACAGGATTTAGTACATGTGATAGATGTCTGTTTCTGATTGATTCTTCATTAGTTATAACACCGTTATGAAATACCATCCACGACATAGTTTCAAAGGGGTGTGATGTATCGTAATGCCATTTTCTTTGAGCAGATGTAGGAGCTTGTACATGACCTAAGTAGTAGTTATTTTTTTTATCTAACTTAGTTTTTTCAAAATCTATATCACCTTCTTTTTTAATAACATGCTGCTCATATTCTGTTAGTTGAACTATACTACTAGCAAAATTACCACGTTCTTTATTAGCATCATATAGTATCTCAACCATAGTCGCATGAGGGGATCCAAAAATCGCACACATAAAAATAATTATATAACTTTTTTATTTTTTCAATCTTCCCAAGGAAATTTGAAACCTGGTTCCCACATATATGAATTATCAACATATCGACTTGACGGGCCCTCAGGGCCTTCATCTCTTATTCGTTCGCTAATCCTTCTCATTCTTAATATCCATGGAGATGGCTCTGCTATTGATTTTCTACGCTCTTTAGGTATTCTCCAAAATAAATCAATAATACCATACTTAGTATCTTTAGCTAAACTATAATCCGGGTAATCAACACCTTCAATATTATACCACTTTTTCTGCTTTTTCTTAACTCTTTCAATGCCTAATTGCTTTAAAGTCTTCTTACCCAACCCCTTAACCTTGAATAAATCGTTATTATTTCTAAACGGTCTAAAACCAATAATCCGTTTAGCTGTAGTTCTACCAACTCCAGGGAGTTTGAACAACTCCCTATCAGTCATTTTATTAAAATCCTTATAATTCAGCTTCATAGGTATAAATATATTATATGAGTTCCTTTGATATAACTAATATTAATAGCTTTAATGATTTAATCAACAGAGCAGAAATTCTCGAAGAAAAAGACGCCCTTTCTCGATATAAGCAAATGGTACGTCAGAGAGTAGGTCCTAAAGTAAGAGCATATGTCGATACTAAAGGTGGCCAAGTTCCAGCGAAATCTAGAATAAAAAATATGATGATGATAAGAGCGTTGTTTAATTTAAATGTTATTAATGGTGCAGAAGCAGAAAAATTATATCGGTTAGCTAATTCTTCTACAAAAATTATCAAATATTTGAATGAGAAAGATCCAGATTATTTTTTATCCGATAGAGCTGAAAAGCTTGATAAGTATATTGAAGCTGAAAGCGATGCTCTAATTGAGTTTGCATTAAGGAATAACACTCTCGCGGGGAAGGGAGAAGGTTTTACTAAACAAG